CTCCCCAGCATGTCGAGTAACGCAGCAATGAGATCGGCTTCGACCGCCAGGTTGAACGTGCCATTGCCTGGCCAGTGCGCCGTGTCGCCATAGCCGCATAGGTCCGGGGCGATCGCCCGGAAATCCGGGCGAAGCGCCTCGACCATATCGGCCCATTGGCGTCCCGAGCCGGCGGTGCAATGCAGCAGCACGACCGGTTCGCCAATGCCGGCGGCGAAGTACTTGAGACTGATGCCGCCGGCATCGATGGTCGCACCACTGATGCTTTGCTCCTTGAGGGACATCACGCCGCCTTCAATGACCTCGATGCAGCCTCGAGGCCGTGCTTGATGTCGGCGACGATGTCGTCGATATGCTCGATGCCCACTGAAAGGCGCACGTAGCCATCCGAAACGCCGGTGGCGAGCTGTTCCTCTTTCGTGAGCTGCGAGTGCGTTGTCGTCGCTGGATGAATGGCAAGGCTGCGTGCGTCGCCGATATTGGCGACATGGTAGTGAAGCTGCAGTGCATCGATGAATTTGCGTCCTGCCTCCTTGCCGCCCGCCAGCTCGAAACCGACCAGCCCTCCGAAATTACCCTTGAGGTAGCGGTCGGCGCGTTCGCGATGGACGCCCTGCTGCTGGGAGGGATGGATGATCCGCTTGATCTCCTTTCGCGTGCGCAGGAAATCAACCACGGCCTGTGCGTTCTTGCAGTGCTGGTTCATGCGCAATGCAAGCGTCTCCAGGCCCTGGATGATCAGGAATGCATTGAACGGCGACAGCGACGCGCCGATATCGCGCAGTAGCGTCACCCGTGCCTTGATCGCGTAGGCGACAGGACCGATCGGCTTGACTGCTTCCGTCCATACCGCGCCGTGATAGCTCGGGTCTGGCGTATTGAGCGCCGGCTGCCGCTCAGGATGCGCAGCCCAATCGAAATTTCCGCCGTCAATGATCAGCCCGCCGATGGAGTTGCCGTGGCCGCCGAGATACTTGGTCGTCGAGTAAACGACGATCGCCGCGCCGTGCTCGAGCGGCCGCAGGAGAAACGGCGTTGCGGTGTTGTCGACGATAAGCGGGATGCCGAGCGGCCGGCCGATCGCCGCGACTTCCGCAATCGGGAAGACCGAGAGCTTCGGGTTCGGAAGCGATTCAGCATAATAGGCGCGCGTCCGGTCGTCGGTTGCGCGGAGGAAATTCTGGGGGTCGATCGGATCGACGAAGCGAACTTCGATTCCCTGATCCTTGAGCGTGTGGGCGAACAGATTCCACGTACCGCCGTAAAGATCGGTCGAGCTCACGATATTGTCGCCGACCTTTGCAAGATTCTGCAGCGCGAACGCGGACGCCGCCTGGCCCGAAGCAAGTGCGAGTCCCGTCGCACCGCCCTCAAGGGCGGCAACGCGTTTCTCCAGCACGTCATTTGTCGGGTTCATGATGCGCGTGTAGATGTTGCCGAGCTCCTTCAGCGCGAACAGATTGCTCGCGTGCTCGGTGTCGCGGAATTGGTAGGATGTCGTTTGATAGATTGGCACTGCGACCGCGCCGGTGGCCGGGTCGGCACGCCAGCCGGCGTGCAGAAGCATGGTTTCAAGGCGATGCGAATTTGATGACATTTGCTGATTCCTCAAATGAATCGTCGTATGTGATGGCCGGTCTATAGCGGCGGGCCCGACCGCAGTCCTTGAGCCGGCCTTGATTTTCCCTTGAGGAGCGCTGGATTCTTATTCTGGGCGGCCAAAAGAGGCCGCAAACAGGCTCGAACAAAAGGGCCGCCCTTTTGGGCGGCCCAGGGGTTGGAGGGAGCGGGCTCTAGAAGTGGTAATTGGCCCTCGCCGAGAATTTGCCGAAGCGAGCATACCGCCCCGCATTTTGCCACAGTGGTAACATGCCGGCGCGCGTCCGCATTTTTTCAAAAGCCGCGCTGTCCCCGCGCCACCGCGCGCGCGATCTGTCCGGTGATGTAAGCCTCCGAGCGGCGGAAGCTGTCCGCGTCCGGCGTGGCAATGTGCACGGTGATGTTCGCCGCCGCGCTCGCACCGCTCATCGCGACTCCGAGTCGTCCATCGCGTCCACGCGCAAGCGGCAAAATCGCCTCGGGGCCGGCCTCACCCGCAACCCCTAGTCCGCCTGGTCCCAGCGAAAAGTAGGCAGGTGTTGCGATCACACCGCCGGCCGCGAACGCGGTAAGTCCGCCGGACTTGTCCATAAGGCTGATCGCGTCGAGTGCGCTCCCTCGCCGGCCGTGCCTGCCCGAATCTTCGCCGACAATACCGCCAAAAAGATCGCCAAGCCCGCCGGCAAGATTTCGCGCGAGCGGTCGAAAGGCTTGCGCGACAGCCATGTCGGAAAGCCGCAGCGCAAGTTGTCTGAGCACGTCGTCGAATTTTTTGCCGCCGACCGTCGCATCGGCAAAAGCCTTGCTCATCGTCCTGGCGAAGCTCGTCGCGCTGATGCCGAGCGCATCGGCGCTTGCGCGCGCACGACCGGCCGTTCGGCCAAAATCCTTGTCAAGATCGTCAGGCAGTTCATCGCGTTCGGTGATTCTGTCGGGCAGGAACGTCATCGGGATATCTCGTCATTAATTGCGCGAGCGTGCCGCGGTCGAGCGGCGGAGAGCGGCCAGCAACGGCTTCGATGGCATAAGCGAGCTCGCGCGGCGTCATCGACCAGAACTGCTGCGGCGAAAGGTGAAGCACGCCCAGGCCAATGCCGATCGCCTGTTTCCACGGGAATGGCGTCACGCGCCCGTCTCCCCGAATGTCGCCTGGATCAGCTCCGCCGCAATGCGCACATAGCCTTGCGCGCCGCCCTCGACCGCCATGACGGCAACATCATCGTCAGTTACCGCTGCGCCAGCGCCGCGCAGGCCCGCGCCGATAATGCGTGTCAGGTCGCGGGCCTTCAGCCGACCTGAGCCGAAACGCTCGGTCAGCGCGACGAGGTCCTCGGCGCCGAAGGCGTCCTCAAGTTCCGCGAGCGCGCCGAGCGTGAGCACGAGCCGCCGCCGCGCGCCGCCGATGTCGGCCTCGATCTCGCCGCGATGGCGATTCGCCATGGTTCCTCCTCGGTATCCGATAGTCACGGAAATATGAGTGGTGCCCGATTCCGAACGGGCGCAGCCTGCGAACCGGAAGCGAATATCGAGCGGGGTTTTGTCATGGTGGCGTCACCGCACACGCGACAATCCGATCCGGCCATTCCGAACATCGTCTGCCCGAAGTGCGGCCTGCGCATGCAGGTCGCGGCCATCGAGCCTGCCGGCACCGACGACCGCACGGTGACGTTCGGCTGCGACTGCGGGCACCGCTACGATCTGTCCGAACGGGCGATCGTCGCGCTCGCTCGCGACAGCTCGGATCGCTGGTGAGAGGCGGATAACGAGCCGCGCTCACGTATCGGCAGCGAATGTCAGCTCGCCAGCGGATTCGAGCGCCATGTCGTAGGTCACCTCGCCATTGTGCTCGCCGGCGAACTCAAGGCTGGTGATCTGAAACGGCCCCTGCACGGTGCCGAACGACGGAATCACGATCTGGTAGCCGGCAATGCCGCCATCGAAGAATGTCTGCCGCAGCAGCGCATCGGTCGCTGCGTTCTTGAACAGGCCCCGGCCTGACACCGCGGCATGTTTGACGCCCGCACCGTCGAGCAATTCGCGCCAGCGATTGACGCTTTCGGAATGCGTGACGTCCACGGTCTCGGTGTTGAACGCAAGCCGCCGCGTGCGCAATCCGGCGACCGTCGTGTAGCCTGCGCCGTCGGCGATCTTGATGAGTAGATCTTTGCCCTTTTGAGCCGTCATTGGTGTCCTTTCAGAATGAGTTTTTCGAAAGCGGATTTGCGCGGCATTCACGCTGCGCAGTCTGCGGCCGCGTGCTGCGCATGGCTGGTGATTGATTTGTGATTGACTCGTATTTGACGCACAAAATGCAGCACGTTTTGCAACCGCTTCCGCCATCGCCGCGGCATCAACAGCCCGTGAGTCAAAAGCTGTCGCGCTTGCACCCCACGCGAGCGGCCAATATGTGCCCGCCAGAAGAAGTTTTAACCGCCCAGTAACCCCCACCTTGTAGCAGGGTCACCGTTCGCGTGACCTCACCATTGCCGGTCTATTGGGCCAAGCAGGATTGTTCTTATGCGCAAAAGTTTGACAGTTTTGATCGTCGCCTTGCTTGGCGTTTTTGCCGTCAAGTCGATCATTGGGCCCGGCAAAATGAACTTGGGCGAGTCCGTGAAATATCCGGTGCCGACCTATGATCTTCACGTCGCGCAGCCCGTCGACATGAAAAACTTCCCGTCCGACGTCATTCCGCTTCCCTGAGCGGCGTGCCTGCCGCTGGCGTCTCGTTGGCGCGGGTTTCTCCCTCAAATCATTACAGCCGAATCATGCCGCGCGGCGTGTCCAGTCGATGACGGTCGCGACCCAGGCATACTGCTCGGCTTCGAGCCGCAGCCGATAGGCGATCCAGCCGCGTTCGCGCAGTCGCATCGAGACGTCGGCCGCGTCTGCTTCCGCGGCCACGGTGAAGCCGGCGCTCACGCGCCCCTTGTGGGTGTCGATGAAAACCTTGCGACGGCGATGCCGCATTTTGCTCACCAGTGACTCCGCGCGCGGCCCGCGCAGCTTTTGCACGTGCGAAATAATCGCGCGGATGGAAACCGGCTGCTCGGCCAAGCCGTCAGGATTCGCGACGACTGCCAAGGCCGGGACAGGTATGTAGGTATGGGCGCGGTCGTTCCAAGGGGCCGCCATTGACCCGGAAACCCGCGGCGAAATAACGTGTTCCCGCTTCGGGAACCGGCCGCACGATGGCTTTGTCGCAAAGCTGCCGCATCCCACC